ATATCAAGCGAGAAAGAAAGGAAAATAACAATGCCAAAATGCGGGAAACCCCACACTCCAATAGTATCAAAAAAACAGCAAGGCAAGTTTGGAAGCGAATTATCAAAGCGGGAAAAAGGCGGTAAGGGTACTATGCCTGGCATAACCAAGGCCGAACTTAAAAGTCACCTTAAAGAATCCGGGAAAAAACGATTGCCTGAGAAAGCTAAAAAGAGTGGTAAAAAGTCAACTACCGACCGGCTCTAAGCCGGTGGCTTGCAGATAGTCAACAGATGTTGACTTCTGTAATACGTTTATTGACTGAAACGCTATCTGGATAGCATGTAGCGTCCAGATAATTTTGTTTAATATTGCGAGAAGCATTTAAGTCGGCAGAAATGGAAAAGCCACATTGTTTACATTTAAAAATAGCTTGAGATTGTCGATTAGAGCGAGAGATGTATTTACATACACTGCATCGTTGAGAAGTGTAACGGGCGTCAACGTGCTCTATTCCGATTCCTTTTGCCTGAGCTTTGTAGGTGATAAATTGTTCAAACTGATAAAAGTTCCATTTATGCAGGTCTTTGCGTTGTTTCTTACGAAGTCTTACATTTTGCCTAATCCCTGTCAGTTTTTCAAGAACAATTACATCGCCCTTATTGAGCGAACCTACAATCTGTTTTGCAATTACATGGTTAGAATCATTTCTAAAACGGTTCTCCTTCTTAGATATTTTACGAAGGTGTCTTTTAGCTTCTTTTGTTCCACATGCTTGCAATTTGCTTCTTATTCTTTCATAACGCTTAGAAACTTGTTTAATTCGACTGCCACCAAAAAATTGATTTTCAGAGGTAACGGCTATCTTTTTAATCCCCCTGTCAATACCAACAACTTTGCCAGTAGATTCGGTATCGGCAATTTCTTTAGTGAGTACTATATGCAAAAACACTTTATTCTTTCTCAAGAACAAATCGGCAGAGCATCGCTTCCAGTCAAGATATTGTTGAAAATATTCAGGAACGTAAATAGGAATTTTAACTCTGCCACTGATAGTAAGGATGGAAAGTTCATTACGGTCAAACCAAATATTGTAACTTCGAGCATCGTATCTAATAGCGATCTGTTTGGCATGTGGGCATGTTGCTTTTTGTTTCTTTTTCAATCTTGCTTTAACAGATTTAAGAGTTTCTGTCGCTTTCATTCGTGCAGATACGGCAAGTTGAGCCGGAAGATATTCTCTAATCTCTTTATACGTTTTATGGTGAAGCGACACTCCGTTAGAATCACTATCGTTCCATCCTATTTCGCATGTATAATTAAAGGCTTTCGTGTAAGCGTCAACGGTTGGCTTGATAGTTTCAACCGGAATATCGAGTTTGATTTTTATTGTTCTTGACAATAGCATAATCATATAGTAATGCATTAAAAGCATTTGTCAAGAGAAAAATGACTAAAGTTTTTCGCCTATAAGGCGAAGGTGTCAAACCTTAAGGAGCGTATTTATGAAAAAGGATGGCTATTACGAATAAATCTATTATAAGGTTAATCTCGCACCCTTTCCCTATTGAAACCATGCAATCCAGAAGGGAAATGGCGCACATAACCGGGCAGCCTATAGTTGAGAATCCGTGGTGGTTTGAGAACACAGAAACGAATCAATGCTACTATAATATCTTCGGATGTATAGGTTATCCGCCGGAAATATCAGACAAGAATCATGAAGATGAGGGGTATATTGGCGTTATCGGAGTTGTAAAAAAAGAAGGCATTGAGCCAAAAGACGCATTGTTCCAGATTTTAGACGAACGTGTCTCAACAGACGTAAATACCTTATATAATTATTGTATTGAAATGCGGAAAAGATATGGATATTATCAACATCCAGACATGTTGCGATATTGGTATTGCGACCCAGAACGGTTTCAGACGACTCTGGCGCTGAAAAATGGACGACTGAAAGAATCAGAGTCATTGTCTATTGCGGCGTCGGACGATTTCTATTTGCCCAAGATATTCGATCAGTACGTAAGATCGCTTCGGGCTTGTCTTTGTGAGCCTGTAAGATTGTATTTTGGGAAGAATAGGTTGCTGAGGAATAAATTGGAAGAATTCAGGTATAACGAACCGTGTGTGGCGGCGGCTGGTGGGTTGGTTCATACTTTATTGAGTCGTAGTTTATGGATGGGGGAAACAGAAAACAGTTGCTTTTCAGTTGACGAAGATTCAAAAGTAGGATAAAAATAATATTTTATAATTTATGAAAGAAAAGACTTGACAAATACAGAAAGGGCAATTATAGCAATATTATTAAGAGGTTTTAAGCAGATAATTAAATCTTTAATGGAGCATATGTGAATCTTTGGATATTATTAGCAGCAGTCGTAGCCGGTTCAACATTATCACTACTGAGTGTCTTTCTGGGTGCTTGGATTATGCACAAAGGAAGCCAGTCTGGTACGCCATTTATGTCATCCGGCAAAGGCGGCGAGGTTTTCAGGGTCCCGTTTCCTGAAGATACTCCTGATTTCCCGGAAGATACACCGGAAGATAAAGACAGGGTTGTTAAACGAACCGCTGAATTCTTGAAGAACTTAGGTGGAAAATAGGTGGGCTGTGTATATCAGGCAAAAAATCTTATTGATGGTAAATGTTATATTGGTAAAACTATCCTTAGTTTAGCAAGGCGGGTTACAGTTCATAAGTCTGATGCAAAGTTGGGTTCGACTTACTATTTTCATAATGCAATCCGAAATCATGGGTTTGAATCTTTTAAGTGGGATATATTATATCAAAGTAATGATGAAAAGAAACTGCTCGAAATGGAAAAGGTGTTTATATCATTATTAAACACAATCGCTCCGAATGGATATAATCTTACAAAAGGTGGGGAAGGACTTTCTGGATGGAAACATTCAGCCGAAACAATTGCTAAAATTAGTAAGCCACGTACCAAAGAAACGAGAGTAAAACTTAGTAACGCACACTTAGGAAAGAAATTATCAAAAGAACATAAAGCAAGCATAAGCAAAGCATTGAAAGGAAAGCCACTTAAATTTTATCATCGCAAACGACAGGCGGTTTCAGCAGCAACAAAGAAAAAAATAAGCGAATCGCTTGTTGGACGTACAATACCTGAAGAGACAAAAAGGAACATGTCTGTAGCCGGAAAAATTGCTTGGCAAAAAAGGAAAGAAAATGGAGCAAAGTAAAAAGATTTATAATCTACGGGGACTTCGTGTTAAGTGTCCAAATTGCCGAGGCATATTCCATAGTTTAACTGATAAATACAGGTCAGACGTTTTACCGAACGGGTCTATGGTGCAGTTAGTAGAACCATACTTGAGACAAAAATGGTCGGCCTTTGCTGATGGACTACAGGCGCATGCAGGTACAGCGTACAGTAGCATGCGTTGCCCTTCGTGTACAGCATCAATGTTGGTCAAGAATCGTCTGGTTGTAATACCTGAGCCGGAAGATGTCCCTGAGTTTAAGTGTGATGTTTGTGGAAAGGCGTTTGGCGCACGGATAGCATTAGTTGGACATATGAGGACCCACACAAAGGAAATGTCATAATGAAGGAAGCTTGGACGCTCTCAAAAATACCCCCAAAAAATCATCCGGATCTCCCTGAATTTGCTAACGAGCTATTTGACATTGCAAACGAAGAGAAAGACCGTCTAGAAAAACCCGATCAATTCCTTGCTAACTACAATCTCTACAGGGGCAAGCAGTTGCGACGGGGTAGTGGTGTTCTTGATAGGCTGCCTGTTAATTTGTACTTTGCAAACATCGAAAGAACTTGTGCAAACATAACTGCGAGACGACCTCAAGGCGAAGTGGTTGATCTTGATGGAAATGAAGATGATGCCGAAAAGCTACTATCAAGAGTTCTGGTTAAATGGTGGAAAGAAGCCAACCAGCAGGCAGCGATCAAAGAATTTGCAAGGGTAATGGAAATATACGGCATTGGACTTGAGAAACCATTCTGGAACAAAAACAAACAAATGCCTGGGGCTCTTCTTACAGACCCTTTTGCTTTTTTCCCTGCGCCTGGAAACTGGCAAAATATATCAGAAGATGCGCCATATATTTGTTATGCATATCAGGACTTTATTTACAAAGTCGAACAAGACTATGATGTAACAGGTATTCGATCAGAGGATGCTTACACCCTTTTAGGTGCAGAGAGGGAAGAGAGTCACAACTACTTTAAGAGTTCAATCCATGGTATCAGAGGCGGGACGGTTCATTCGGTTACAACAGCATACGATTCCAAGACCGAATTGTGTTTAATCAAAGAACTATGGTTACGAGACATATCAACCAGGACTGTCAAAGAAGATCAGGAAGTCATAGACGCAACAACAGGCGAAGTTATCATTCAACAGGTCTCAAGAACTGAAAAAATCTATCCGGATGGAATACGATGCATCTTGTTTGCGCTGGGCGAGAATGGGTATGTCGTATTGTCTGATACCGCCAACCCAAACATCAATCCAATGTTACCTACAGAAGTTGCAGCGACAACTTATCCCTGGGGCAGACTCCCCGTTTATACTCAAAATAGTTACAAGGATTTAATCTCGATCTGGGGTTTTGCAGCCAATGAGCAGGTCGGCGATCTATTGGTTGATATCAACAAAATTATCAATAGATTAAAAGCGTACGTGCTCAATGTAATGGCGCCTCCTTTAATCGTTCAAAAGAACTGCGGTATTACACGGGCGATGATTACATCTGAGTTGGAGAGTACAGGCCGATTAATCCTTATGCCTGAAATCCCGAATGCTCGCATTGAGTTCATGCAAGTTCCCAACCTTCCTGCTAATTTTTTCACTGTACTTGATTTGCTTGTCAGGTTTTTTGACCGGATTTATGCCACAGAGGAAGCTGATAGAGGTCAAGCTCCATCGGGTGTCATTGCAGCATCTGCAATTATAGCATTACAGGAGCGTAATCAAATAGTTATGCAAGCTAAGACAAGTGCTATCGAGGATTTAGCAGTTGAAAAGAGTCGATGGGCTATAGGTTTATACCAGAATTTTGGCACACAAATAGATAGTATAAATATAGATGGGACACCACAGGAATTCATTGGCACAAATTATGCAGGCAGAAACTTTTCTTATGTTGTCGAAAGCGGGTCAACCACTCCGAGGACGAGCGTACAACGGTTGGAAGCAGCGAGATGGTTATGGGAAACAAAAGCAATAGACCAGCGTGCACTGCTTGAAATGATGGAGATTGACGATCTTGAGGATATCATCGAACGCACTGCTGAGTCTCAGTTAGGCGCTGCTCTGCAAGTCCTTATAGATGCGGGGCTTGATGAAAATGAAGCTATGAAGTTGCAAGAGTATTTGCTACAGCCAAATCAGAACGCCGAGAAGGTTCAGGGTGGAAAAGAAAATAAGCAGGGGAACAAATAATGCCTTATGTTGTTAAAGAGACAAACCTTCCTGTTATAGGGCAATGCCGTATTCTTTTTTTATTTTGCGCATCATGCATATTGTCAGCATGCGTGCCTAAAAACAAATGTTTTGGATTAGTACAAGAGGGGTTGTCGCATTTATGAAGTACATGCAGGCTATTTTTAATTTCTCCATTATGGATTTCCCAAGACACTCTATGGGCTGCATAGCGTTTTCCACGATATCCAAGTTCGCCATAACCAGCAGCTTGTTTAGAACCGTTCCATATCCAGCAGCTATCGGTTTTTTTAACATTTTTCCAAAAGGCTATCTCAATATTGATTGGGGTTTTATTGTGCCCAATACAATATTCACGAGGTCGGCCAGTATTGTCAAATTTAAGAAGACTTGTTCCGCAACCACATTTACACTGAATTGTCGGATTGTTTTCGGAAGGCTTCTTGCACATAGATATAAACTTTCTATGCCCATGCCCGATAAAATATTTTCTTTCTCGGTGCCATTTATCAAATTTTTTAAAAACTTCACCACAACCACACTTACATTTCACAATAGGATTTTCCATTTATTTTCTCCTTTTAATATTAGGAATTTATTCATACATAACACAGGATTGTTTATATTGCAAGGAAAATTTTTATGATTCTAAATGATTTTGAATGTCGATCTTGCGGGAATATAGAAGAAAGAGTTGAATCTTTTAATGTTGAAATCGCCAAATGCCCTAAATGCGGTGGCGTTGCAAGGAAAATAATAACGATAGGAGGGATAATAACCGATGAAAATGCGCGATGGTTGCCGTCCGTAATTCATCAATGCAAACCGGATTATGACAAGACACCAGTAGAAACCAGAAGCGCTTTAAAAAACTACCTATCCGAGCACGGATTATGCTGGACAGGCTAACAATTATTCGTTAGGGACAACATCCTTTGAGCCTGATGCCGCAAGGACAACATTGGGACAACTCATGCACGATGCCCAGACACGGAGGAGAACAAAATGGTAGAAGAAAACGCAAGTGAAAAAGTTGAAAATTATCTCGGTTCATGGAAAGACAGGGCTGCCGCAGAGGCAGGTTTAGCGTCAATGCAAGAAATGGTAGACAGGCAGGGTGGTGAGGTTGGGACATTAAGAAAGAACAACGAGTCTTTGGCAAGTGCCATAGAGGCACTAAAAAACCAAAGCGCAAAGCCCCCGGAGCCTGCGCAGAAAGCTGCAGCTGATTTGCCAAGTGAACTGCAAGAGGTGCAAACACAAATGTTGAGTTTAGACCCGGCAGACGCAAGTTATACTGTCAACATGGTTGCGCTGATAAATAAACAAACCTCACTGGCTGCACAAATTCAACACGAACAAACGTTGAAGGTTGCAACAGAGAGATTCACCGAAGAGCTTTCCAGGCGTGATGCCGCAATGACAACACGGGAATTTAAAAAACAAAATCCCGAATTTGAAACACCTGAAATGCAAGCGAAGATTCAAAAACATATTGCTGCTGACAGAACAGGCATGGTTGATTCATTAGTAGCATTCCGAGAAATTCAGAGGGACGAAATAGCGCAACAAGCAAAAAAACTGACCGACGAAAACGAGAAATTAAAACATCTTGCGAATTTAAAACAGGGAACTGATGCAACTGGTAATGTGTTTACCGGGAGTGGGCAGTCTCCTAAAAAACCAACTAAAATAACAATGACAAGCGAGGAAAGAGACGCAGCAATGCTGACCGCAGTAATGGGCGCTGGGTAGCTTTTCGAATATAGCAGGAGGAAATTATGGCTTTAATTAATCAAATCAACGCGGCAACCGAAGCACATTGGTTGACT